AGGTAAATTACGCCCAGAGGATTTCTATGCAGAAGCACCTGTAATGTCTTTTGTTGATCAGTTAATAAAAGATGTTGACTTACCTGCATACGTACAACACTACCCAATACTGAACCCTCCAATTAACACAATGGTTGGTGAAAAAAGTAAACGACCTGATGTTGCTCGTGCAAAAGCAGTTGATGACCAATCAAAAAGTGAAGAAGGTGAGTTCTATACCAATCTTTACCAAACTTATATAATTGACAATGCCAGGTCTCAAATATTTGCAGACCTAAAAGAAAAAGGGGCAGATCTTTCAAATCTTGAAGAATTAAATCAGCAAGTAGAAGAACTTACTGCAGAGAAAGTAAAAGAGTACATGGTCAATTACACTTCTGCAGCAGAAACATGGGCAGCAAACATGCTCCAAGCGTTGAAGCGTGAGTTTAATATGAAAGAACACTTTGAACAAGGTTTCAGAGATTTGTTAATAAGTAACCGTGAGTTTTATCATAACTATGAAGATAGAAGTCGTACAGGTTTTAGAGCTGAAAAAATTAATCCTAAAAATGTATGGTGGCTTACTACTCCGGACAAAAAATACATTAAAGATGCATATGCTGCCGGCATTATTGAAATAATGGAAATGAGTGAGATTATTGATAAATATGATCTTACTGAAGAAGAAATTAATCACTTGCGTAACTATGCAATGCAAGCATTTTTTCCTTACTCAAGAGTAACAAATCTTGAAGCAGGTAAAACTGGTGCAGAAAGTGTACAATATAATAGCTATGACCCACTTGTTTTGAGAGAAAGGCAACAGATGGAAGCATGGATGACAAACGATAATAATCAAGAGGTTAATGGACTTCTTGGTAATGCTGCACCATCTGTAGGTACATTTGGTAACAGGTTTATAGTTACTACTGCATACTGGAAATCAAAGCGTAAAATAGGTCTACTGACATATGTTGATAAAAATGATGAAATTCAATCAACAATGGTAAGTGATGATTATAAAGAAGGTGACCATCCTCAAGAAATATCAATAGAATGGAAATGGGAAAATCAATGGTATCAAGGTCGTAAAATAGGTGATGATATCTATTATGTAAAACCTCTTGAGATACTTGACTACTGTCCTATTATTGGTGTTGTACATGAGATTGAAAATACTATATCAACATCTCTTGTAGATCTAATGAAACCTTTTCAAACATTGTACAACATCTGTATGAATCAGCTTTACAGACTACTTGAAAAAGAGAAAGGTAAAGTGCTTTTAATGTCACGTAGGCACGTACCTCTACAAAAAGGTGGAACCTATGAAGATAGTATGGAAATCTGGGAACGTCAGGCAGAAGAACAAGGTGTAATATGGGTAGATGATAGTCCGGACAATTTGAAAAAACCATCTTCATTTAATCAGTACACAGTTGTTGACTGGACACTCTCTCAACAAATGCAAACTCGTTATGAACTAGCAATGCAATTAAAAAACGAGTGTTGGGAGTTAATTGGTATTAATAGACAACGACTTGGTTCTATTACTGCATCTGAATCTGCTACTGGTACAAACACAGCAGTGTCACAATCATATGCTCAAACAGAACCATATTTTGTACAGCAAGAATATATAGAAAATCAGGAACTGCAATGTATGTTAGACATCGCACTTTATATAGAGAGCAGAAAACCTGAATCTACATTAAGTTTTATTGATAGCGAAGGGGGCAATGCTTTTGTAAAAATTCAAACAGAGTCTCAATTACGAAATCGTGACATTAAACTTTTTATGACTTCTCGTTCAGATGACATGAGAGTATTTCAACAAATACAAGGTCTGGCCCAAGCAGCAATGCAAAATGGTGCAAGTCTGTACGAAGTAGCTCAAATGTATACTGAGACATCTACACGTAAGTTGATGGATACTTACAAAAAGCTAAAAGAGAAACAAGATGCTATAGTACAAGAACAGCAGCAAATGCAGCAACAGGCTCAGGAAATGCAGCAACAGCAAATGGAACAAGAAGCTGCTATGGAAGAGAAAAAGCATCAAGATGATATTCAGGTTCAGATCTACAAGATTGATACTGAAGCAAATACTGCATTAACAGTAGCTCAAATAAAAGAACGTATACAAATTAGCAAGGATTCTCTTTCTCCAGATGGTCCAAATTATAATGATATTATGTCAGTTAATTTAAAACAACAGGAGCAAATATACAAAAGAGACATAGAGCAAATTAGACTTGAGCAAATGAAACGTAAAGTAGATTTGGATGAAACTTCTGCACAAAACAGAGCAATGCACGATGAACGTAAACTTTCTTTACAATCAGAAAGAAATGACATTGAAAAAGAAAAAATTAAGATAATGAAGAAAAAAACAGATTCTAACAGAAAATAGTAGTATATTTTCTTTAATTAACGGTATATAAAAATCAATATTTTTCAATCGACTGAGATAAAAAGTTGTTTCTAACAAAATACTCTTTATATCTTTAGGTCACAAATACAATTACATATGGAACAAGAAAACTTCTTTAATGAAGAACTTGATTTTGGTGTCGAAGGATCTCAAGTCGATGCAAAAGAATTTGAAGCCTACATGGAAGGAAGTGCTCCTCCGACAGCAGCAGATCCTGAAAAAATAAAACCTGCTTCTGAAAGAGACAAGCAGGAAGAAAAAGAAAAAGGAAAAGCACAATCTGAAGATGAGCGTATTGCTGCACTTCAGGCTGCAAAAAGAAAAGACGAGGAGGATGCTCGGAAATTTATTGAAGGTGAAGAAGAAGGAGAGGAAGGGGAAGACAATGAGAATGACGATGCTTCGAAATCAAAAACAAGTAAAAGAAATAACGATGATGGAAATGATGATGATGAATCAGATAATGATTTTGAGTCATTAGCAAAAGATCTATACAAAGTCGGAATTTTTACACCTGATGGGGAAGACGAAGAAGAACTTCCTGCTACCTCAGAAGAGTTCATTGAAAGGTTTAATTACGAGAAACAAAAATCTGCAGAACAATTAGTTTACCAATTTGCCAGCAGACATGGTGAAGAATATCGTGATGTTTTTAATGCGATATTTGTTAAAGGTGCTGACCCAATAGAATATCTTTCTCAATTTGCACAAGTAGAAAGATTTAAAGATATGGATTTGAATGACGAAGACAATCAACAAAAAGTTGTTGAAGCTGCTCTCCGGAATCAAGGTTGGGAAGATGAAGATATTAGAGATGAGGTTAAAAAACTCAAACTCAATGCTGATCTTGATAGTACAGCACAGCGTCACCACAAAGCACTTGTAAAATCTGAAGAAGCAGGGCTTCTAAAGATAGAACAGGAGTCAATGGCAAGATTGGAAAGGAAGAAAATGATCGAACAGCAGTATTCAGAAAGTATTAGGACTGTCCTAGCAGAAAAACTGAAAACTCAAGATTTTGATGGTATTCCAGTAAATAGAGATTCAGCAAACAAAGCAGTGGATTTTCTAGAAACTAAAAAATGGAAACTTCCAAGCGGTGAACTAATTACAGATTTTGACAGAGTTGTAATGGATTTACAACATCCTCAAAATCATGCAGCCAAAGTAAAACTTGCTCTTCTTCTTATGAAAGGATATGAGCCAGGTAAAGCAATAAATCTCGATCTTGGTCCAGTAGCTAAAAAGGCAGTGAGTAAAGAAAACAACGAGTTGTTCAACTTTGTAAAAAGTAAGAAGATTAAAAGTTCAAATGCTCCTACCGACTTAAAAAAGAAATCCCAATTTTTGGACGGATTATAATTATATAAACTAAACATTAAAGTAAAATGGCATTACAACAGATTCCTGGCTATAGTTCAGGTTACATTGCGACAAGATACTCCTCTATGAATAAGAGGGCTTTGGGTAAATTTACTGACTCAAATCACATTCAGATGCTGCATTCTGAGTCACCTGCAGACTATGATAAAAAGATTATCAGTTTGTATACTCAGACTAGCCTCTACTCAAATGACTTCCTTCAAATGATTATGAAGTCAAAACCTTATTACATCAATAAGGCTACTGACTACTGGAAGTGGAAAGTAAATGTTCCGTATCAGTTTCCTGTACTGGTTCAGGTTCCAGATGATTCAATTGGTGAAAACATTGGTATTGATCGTCAGACATTTGATTTAGTGTTTGACAAAAAAGAGTTCTTTATCAATGACGTTATTTCTGCAAACCGTATGTACGGTCAGCAATTTATTGTAATGAACGATCCAGTTCAGTGGGGACGTGGTTGGAAATACACTATGCAACTTGTAACTCAAAACCCTATGAGCACATCAGTTGATGCTCAGTGGTTAATTGAAGGTCGTGAGTTTGAGTTCATGTATAATGCTACTGGTGAATTTGATGAAAGAGGTTCTGGTTTAGGTAGTTTGGGTGATGAGATTACACTTTATGAATCTTTGGGTTCTGCAAGTTTGGTTGAGCACACAGTAACCGATTGGGCTGATACAAAAGTAGCAAATGCTTCATCTCGTGGTAGTGACAAAGATGGTAATCTGATGGACCTAATTATGTACTCTAAGAAAGTACGTAACCAAGAAGGTGAGCACAAATATGTTACAGCATGGGAACCATTTATTGAAATGGAACTCCGTAAGCGTATGCTGGACATGAAGGTTAAGAAAATGATTTGGGCTCAGGGTGGTTCATCTAATACAGGTACTGGTACACAAGAATACAAAAAGTTGTCAATGGGTGTTTATCCTCGTATGAGAGCTTATGGTAACTTGGAACAATACAATGCTGGTCAGTTCTCAATTAACATTATCCGTAATGTGTTTGGTGACCTGTTCTATCGCAGGGAAGATATCAAAAATCGTAGAGTGAAACTGTTCACTAACGAAGCAGGTATCGAAGTATTCCGTACTGCTGCCAAAGACGATTTGTTGAAAGCTGGTTTTACAATCATCGCTGACAATCGCTTCATTGAAGGCAAAGGTCAGAACATGACAATCAATTGGGCATTTGACTCAATGGTAACTATGGATACTGGTCGTATAGAAGTATCTCACTTGATGGAGCTTGACCTACCACAGACTAACTCTGAATTTGGTCGCAACAAAAAATCAACTCCAATCTTCATGGTATTTGATGTATCTCCACAAGGTGATCAAATGTCATCAGATAACATCCGTGAGGTTCGTCCAGCTTCTGCACCAAGCATGACTTGGGGTTACATTGATGGTACTTACCATCACATGGGCCACGCTGCTTCTAAAGGTATGAGCTCGTCTAACATGTTCCCAGGTTACAAGATTTGGATGAAAGACCGTTATGACGTGTTCATCGAAGATGTTACTCGTACAGCACTTATCGAACAAGTTCCTCAGTTCTAATAGAACTTTGGTCAATAATACCGTGGGTCAAGTCTCCCCCACCCAAGAAAAAAGAGGGGAGACACCAACTACATACTGTGATAAAAATGGCAAGGATAGCTAAAATTTTACCTCTTCCTGTAAACTTCAAACAAGGAGAGATGACAATGCAAAATGCTCTGGCAGAAAAAGGGTACATGAGACATCCAGGTACCGGAATAGGAATTGTTCCAATTCAAGGTTTAGATGGAAAGTATTTAACTGGTCTTGATCCAGAAGCCAACTACATTCGAAGAATGAGGATAACTAACCCAGAAGCTGCTGAAAAAGAAGCAAAGGTTGTCAGAGAGAGAAAAGAACGTCTTGAAGCAGCTACTGGCATTGAATTAGGTCCACGATCAGAGTATTACTCTGGAGTATACGGTTCTAAATTTAATACTGGTCAAGTTGCATCAAGGGTAAAACTGGTAGATGGTGATAACACCTTCAACTTTAGTAATCCACATAAAGAGATTGAGTATTGGTGGTTAACACAAATTACCGATCTGATCGCTCCTTCAATAGAAGAATGGAAAAGAGGAATTTGCAAGTCCACTGTTCAGTTTTACATTTCAAACCCTGAAGCAGAAGCATCAATTGTATACGAAAAGAATATGACTATTGCTAAAGCTATTGAGTCTCTGAAAGTAATGTCAGTTGATCGTCAAAGAAAAGTAGCTAAACTAATTGGCCTACCTATCACAGACAACGACAAACCAGAAATTGTATTTAACCAGTTGTTCATTATGTTGAATAATTCAATTATTGACTCTGGTGATTACAAAGGTCAAAATTCAATCGACTTATTTAATAAGATTGCTAGTATGACTGATAAAATACTGACTGTCAAGAGTTTGGTAAAAGAGGCTCTTCATTTAAGAGTGTTTTCAAAGAGACAAGGAATTATTTATGAAGGATCTGTTTCAATAGCTCAATCTGAAGATGAACTTGTAAACGATCTTTCACTTGAGTCAAAACAAATGGAACGTCTTGCTCTTGAGACAAGAGTTGCAGATAAGAAAAAAGTAAAGAGTAGCATTGAAAATTTTGAGTACCTTGCTCCTCAAAATACTCCAACTGAAACTACTGACGAACCTGCAAAAAAAGGTCGTAAGAAAAAAGGTGAAGAGCAGGGAGAAGAACAAGAACAAGAATAACTTTTAGGTATGATACCAGTTCAGGATTTATTATTCAACTTTGATACCAAAGCCAATAGGCTTAGTAATCTTAGAGGACAGTTTGTACCTAATGAAACTAAGATAGATCTTTTAAATAGGGCCCAGATAAAACTGGTCTTGAGGAAAATTGACCCGAACAACGTGTTTCAGTTAGGCTTAGATGCTTTTGCAAAAAGATATGAAGATCTTCAAAAGTTTCAAGTCAGTTATGAAAAGCTTAGTCTAACTGAAACACCTGGGGATTTGTTACACAGCTACAGCGTACCTTTTGCCTCTATGGTAAACGATATGATAATTCCAATTAATGCTTATATATTAGCAACAAGAGGAAATTGTAAAAATAGAATGCTTGATGTAATAAACTTTATGAAACATTCTGATATCAGAATATTACTAAAGTCTCCTCATTATCAGCCAAGTTTTAAGTATCAGGAAACACTTGGAGACATTAGTGCAAATACAATTAGTGTTTATAGTGATTCTCAAAATACTTTTACAATAACTGATTTGTTTATTTCATATCTTCGTTATCCAAAGAAGATAGATGTTGCAGGTTATGTTCACTTAAATGGGACACTTTCTACAACAGAAGACTGTGAATTGGAAAGTTATTTACAAGATGAACTGCTTGATATTGCAATAAGTGAATATGCAGATGCAACAGCAAACCAAGAATTATCACAGTATAGCAGATTGAGAGCAAAAGAAAATGAATAATAAATTTTAAAACTAAAAAATAAAACAAAATGTCAGATTTCTCATTAACTTCGTTATTTGTTGGTACAACAACAGGTACTACATCACTTCCAAGTGGTAGCACAAATACACTTACTTCTGGTCAAATAGGTGTGTTTCTTCCAGACAATAGTCCTGCAACTGTTAGTACTGTAGGTAATGCAAAGTATATATATCTTGCTCAAGGTAGGAATATCTACTCTCCAAATCAAGGTACCAAAAAATCAGACCAGATATATGCATCGAATGTAATTGAGTGGTACAAGGTAACAGGCTCTATGACAGCCTCTACTCAGATTACAGAAGTTACTGGTCTTTCACTGAACTGTCAGCAGGACTTTTCTGTTACGTTCCGTCTAGACTCATTTTACATTAGAGCTGCTTATCGTAACTCACTTACTCGTACAGTAATGGTTACAGCACCTTGTTGCTCATGTGGTGCAAATCCTTGTGATACATTGACTGCAGTAGAATATGCTACTGTTCTCCAAAGTCTTGCATATGCAATCAATGCAGATTCAATACTTGGTCAATTTGTAACTGCATCTATAGGTAATGTCGATGGTGGAGGCAATGCTCAAAGTTTGTATATTGTAGCCAAAACTCTTGAACAATATGGTCAAGGTACTTCAGCAGATCTTACCAACTTTCCTTACCAGTTTGACCGTATGTTCTTCTGGACATATTTAATGGAAGGTCCAGATTTGACTACAGATTATGAAGTACAGAACTATTGTAATGAAGTAGGTACAGTCAACATTTTGCAAAGAGCATCTTATCCACAGTGTACTCCTTTTGAAGTACAGCAGCTTGAAAAAGATTTCTGGTCTTATCAATCAGAGTATAAACATATCTTTAGTAATGTAAACTACAATGGTGAATTTGAGACATATGTAGATCAGACTACTACTGCATATAACTTGTACTACATTAGATTCTTTGAACCACAAGTTACTGGTCGTGATATAGGTGTTACACGTAAAGATGAAACTGTATGTCTTGCTGTTGTTGCAAGTGGAGTTGTAGAAACTAACATTGCTCCAATTTTAACAGCGTTCTTGGGTAGTCCGGACAATCAAACAGCAACATCGTCAACTACAACATCGTTAACTTCTACGTTGACTTCATCAAGTACAACTACTAGTTATAATACAACTCCTTAATAGGAGCTAACAATTAAAGATTGGAGAGGGATAGGGGACAAGCACCTCTATCCCTCTTTTACTAAAAAATAAGCATATGAAATTCAAAGCATGGCTCATCGACCTTTTTAAAGATGAAAGAGGTGTAACCTCAATCAAACCGGTAGTGGCACTTATTGGTGCATTGTTCCTTGGTGCCACTATGACAGCTAACAGCTACTCTCATGGTGATATCAAACCTTCTGCTGAACTTGTGAATGCTGTAATGATTATTACGGTAGTGGGCATGGGTGCCGACACAATTGACAAGTTTAGTAAAAAAGCACCTGCAGATAAAGCAGAAAGCAAACCAGAAGAATAATGGCCCAAGCTAAGAAACCCGGGACAAAGAGCGTAGGAACCGGTACTGCCAAATCAGTTGCAGTTAAGGCTCCGTCAATGATGCCCATAAGCTTTAAGGACTTTAGCAAGGATCCGGTAAAAGGACTCTTGTTCATAGTCCTTATAGCAATAGGGTATCTCTATGTGGATGGTAAGATGAACTATACCGGCCAGATAAAGGCCCAGGGTGACAAGATTGTAGTGCTTGAACAAAAGGTACAGATCCTTACAGATCAACTTAGGAAGTCGGACAGTACTTTGTCTGCAGCAGCTTCAAAAATTGCTGTATTACAAGAGCTTGGTAAAATCAGATAAGATGAGATTAAGTAGTTTGCCGGCAGTGATCCTTTTGTTTTCATTGCCTCAGTTACCTGGCTGTGATACAAAGAAGATTTCAGAAAAGATAAAAGCAACTATCTATGATCAAACCGATAGTGTTCTTACAAAAAGTCAAGGCAACATTGTTGTCTTGGGAAGAGTTTCTGAAAAAAGCGATAGTGTCATTACTGAAAAGGTAACCAAAACCGTAGATAAGATACAGGATCTTACATATGAAGTAAGAGTACTTAAAAAGGAAAACAATGAACTCAAAAAAAATAGGGCTGATACTACTGTTTCTATCAATAAGCATTTTGACTTATTGCCAATCGACAATGGTAGCAACTCTGACCTCCCCAACGTCACCAATGGTGCCGACTAACCGGCACTACCCTATAACAAGAATTGTAGATGGTGATACTGTTGTTGTAATGACTGTGCAGCAGGGAAAAGAAATGAACAAACAGTTTATTATTCTCAAAGAGAAGATCAAAGGTTTGAACAAGACTGTTGATAGTGTACAGGCAATGAATACCTTTCTTGTGGGGTACAATCAGGCAACCTACAGTACTATTACTGGGCTCAAGGTAGACAACAAAGAACTCACTACCAGAATAGGTCAGCTATCAGATAAGATTACTACTCTCTCAGAAAGTAATGCAAACTTGGTACGTAAGAACGAAATGGATCTGCTTCGTGCTGAGATGTATAAAAGTACTGCTGATGCAAAGATTGATCTGTACAAATCAGAAATGCTGGTAAAAACAGAACTCTATAATGCTCAGTTAGAAGCTGAAAAAAGAAACAGTACACATCGAGCTAGACAATCAGCAATACTTGGAGGATTGATAGTTGGAGGTGTTGCAATCACTGGAGCATTAATTGGCAGTTGGATGCCCTCAACTTGGTTTAAATAAAATACAATGGACATACAAAAATTAAAAGGACACATTCCTGATGCAGTTATAGCACAACTGCCGGACACAATGACAAAGTTTGGAATAGATACTCCGATTAAACTTGCACACTTTCTTGCCCAAGCCGGCCATGAATCTGGTGGGTTTAAAGCAGTACAGGAAAACCTGAACTACGGTGCCAAAGGTCTACGTGGTATCTTTGCTAAATACTTCCCTACAGAAGCAAAAGCTTTAGAGTATGAAAGAAAACCAGAAAAGATAGCTAACTTAGTATACGGTAGCAGAATGGGCAATGGTGCTGAAGCAACTGGTGATGGTTACAAGTTCCGTGGCCGGGGTTACATACAGCTTACCGGTAAAGATAATTATGCTGCATTCTCTAAAGCAATAGGAGATGATTGTATAGGTAATCCTGACCTAGTAGCTACAAAATATCCTCTTGCATCAGCAGCTTGGTTTTTTACTCGCTGTCTACCAAAGTGTACAGATGCATCAGAAGCAGCTATTACAGCAGTAACTAAATGTGTAAACGGTGGAGTAATTGGTTTAGAAGATAGAAAGAAACATTTTCAGGCATATTACAATCTGCTCAAGTAATTTGAATATATACAACTAAAACTATTATAATGTTAACTCACGTACTTCCTGATTTATCACTTGCTCTTATAGATTTAAGGGATAATTCTTCTATTGCAATAAGTGACCTAAGTACATATGGATCTGGTGCAATACCTCTATCTTCACAAGTTGCATTAAAAATAACTCTACCTGGTTTTACTTCGGGCGTAACTGTAACTTTTAATCCAGGACAAGTAAACGTGTACAAGTGTAATAACTTGGGACTTACATGTTCAAGTTCAGGTTGTACACCTTTACCTGATGGAATTTATCAAGTTGAGTATACTGTGGCACTACCAACAATGACTGCTCCATTTCCAAAAATTGTTCAGAATTTTATTAAGATTGATACAATCAAGTGTAAATATCAACATGCATTTCTGAAAATAGATTTACAATGTGGTTGTTACGATGAAAAATATCTTAGACAAATGAATGAACTAAGGTCTATTAAACTTTACATTGATGGTGCAGTAGCAGAGTGCAATAATGGAAATTATAGACTATCTTACGAATATTATACAAAAGCTAACAACATGCTGGATAAATTATCATGTAAATTTCCAGCAAGTAATTGGAAACAATGTTTAACTTGTTAAATTTGCACTATGGGATGCGGAACAGTAAAATGTATTGAGCAAACTTGTACAAAAAAATTGCCAGCTTGTCAAATGATACAAGGCAGATGTCCAAGTTGCTATACTATGAAAAATCAACCTAAACAAACAACAAATGTTTATAATCAATCCACAGTTATCAGCCAACAACCTAAACAATGATGGTTATAATAAATTGCTTGATGGTATTGACAGAACAATAGCATTACTTGCAACTTTGCAATATCAGAATCATGTGTTTGGATTTAGGCAACCAGTTGATTTTATTTTGTATGAACGTCTTTGTGAGTATAGGGAAATACTAATGGATAAATTTATGGGATGTAACTGTCTTGAAGAAGAATATCTTATTTATATAATGTCAAAAGTTCAAAAACTAATTTGTTAATATGGGAAGCGGATGTAACACCTCAAGCTCTGGAAACTTTTTTGAGAAACTCACTCCAGATACAGGTATTGTTTATACAGGTCCGGCAATTGCTGCCTTGGGAATTTGCACAGGTGATAGACTCAATGAAATTGAGGCTGTACTTTTACAAAAAGTAATTGATTATTCTACTGGTGTAGGTATAACAATACCAAATATTGACCTTAGTACTTGTGAAGCGTTTGTAGGTTGCATTACCTGCTGCGGAACTTGTAAAGATCTTCCATGTCTTTTAGAATGCTACAAAAATACAATTTGTACAATTTGGGGAGATGTTGAAACATTAAAAGATGAATTAAATACTCTTTTAAATGGTCCTTACAATGCAACATGTCTTACAGGCATTACAACTACTTCTACACTAAATGTAATTATACAACAGTTAATTACTGAGTTCTGTAATCTTAAAACAGCATTTGGTGTATTGCAGACTTCTGTAAACGGATTTATTTCTGGTATTAATACTACTATTGGTAACTTCCTTACAAATTCTATTAAGACTTGTCAAGGTAGTAATGCAATACAAGTAGCAGGTTCGGGTGCAAGTGTAGAATTTTCCTTTAAAGGTTTTGTACCAATAGGAGGTATTATTTCTTGGGCCGGTGATACTGTAGGTAAATTTGATAGTACAGGTAATGGTATAACTAATACAGATTGGTGCGGTTGGGCAATTTGTAATGGTAACAATGGTACACCAAATATGCTTGGTCTTATACCAGTAATGGCTACTAACATATCATTAGGTACACCACAGCCTATTTCTGGTAGAAGTTTTCCTTATAGCACAATAGGGGGAGAATATGAACACACTTTGACAGGAAATGAATCTGGTATTCCTTTACATGGACATACTGTTAATGATTCTGGCCATGACCACTTTTTAAGGTTTAAAAACTGGAAGTTTAATAGAAGTGGTGGCGGAGGATCAGGTGGGGATAACTATACAGATTTAACTGGTGCACTAGGAACAACATCTCCTGATTATACAGGATGGGCAGGTTCAGGTGGAGTAGGCTCTATAACAGACGGTACACCTGTTGCAGGTAGAATAGGTAAATCAGGAACAGGAATTAGTATAAATAATTCTGGTCCTGTAAATGCACAAAATGCTCACGAAAACGTACAACCTTACATAGCATTGTATTACATTCAAAGAGTTAAATAATGTCAGCAACATGTTGCCCCAAAGGGTATAATTTTATTGATTCTGCTGGAGGATTTAATGATCCTGCTTTTGGCTATGGTACTATTGCAAATAGTAACATAAGTGACTTTGCAGGAAAGTGTGTAACTCTTGTAAACATTGGTTCAGGTTCATCTCCTATTGGTGCATGGGCACTTCTTCCATTGTTGCCTATAGACCCAATAGAATGTTTATGTTGTCCGATAGGGTATAATTATTCCGATTCTACTGGATTATGTATAAGAAATGGTACCAGGTCAGATATGCTTGAACCTGTACCTTGTATTCAGTGTGTGTGTCCCCCAGTACCACAACCAGTTCCTTGTCCTCCATGTGAATCCGATGGAGAACTAATAAATTTCTCTTTCAATTTTAATAGTAGAGTATGTGAGTCATGTACTCCTCAAGATGGAAATGTTCCATGTGGAGCAATTACAACTTTTCTTGCAGGTCCATTACAAGATCCAATTTATACCAATTTCAAATTAAAAAATAAAAACTTTATATAATGGCATACGATAGCTCATTAATTGTTTATAATAGTGTTACACTTTCGACAATCAATGTAACTCCAGGCATGGATTTGCAAACAGCTTTGCAGAACATTGATACTGCAGTTGCTACTACAATTACTCCAAACTATGCATTGTTTAACTATGGGCCGTATTCTGGTTATACAATTTTAAATACATCAGGAGGAGCAATTACCACTCTCCAAGAATTTGTAGAAGGTATCTCAAAAACAGTATGTGTAGTACAAGATAATTTATACACTTTTACAGGAACTACATATCCTGCAAATCAAGTTATTTTAAGTAATGCAATTACAGCTCTTCAAGTACCTGGTATAACTTATTCAAATTCTGCAGGAGGTCTTACTATATCAATTGGAAATACTGATCCAATAAATACTGTATTAACCAAACTTGCAACAGGTTTAGGTGATACAGGTAATATTCTTGCTGCACCAGGCAATGATTGGTCACTGTTATCAATAACACCAGATCCTACAAACATTTATGATGCTTTTAATGATCTAATTAATTATAATATTAGTCAAGATGGAATAATTGGAAGCAAAGAACCATCAATCGGAAATTTTAACAACTCAGCAAACTGCCTTGCCACAGTAGGTGGTACAAGTACAGATAATGCAGGTACTACAATAGGTTTACTTAGATCTTATGTATGTGGACTTGATACATTTAATGCAGGTAGCATTTCATCAACATGTTTAACACCACAAACAACTCTTGATGCTTGGTTTCAGCAACTTGTAAATATTGCTGACTCTAATGCAGCAAATAGTTTTACTGCCGTTGATGCATCAATGACTGCTACATCAAGTGGGCCATGTTCAGGTTTTACAATAGGAGTAGATCCTGCTTGGACAGGATTAAGTAAAGTAGCAACAAGTTCACAGGATACAACTCCGGGAACCCTTACTAATAAATTAATTGCTGGTACAAACGTAACATTTACTCCTTCTGCTCCTGGTAATCAGACTTTGACAATAGATGTTTCTTTGCCTACTTTGAACAAAGTGCTAGTAAACTCACTTGATGCAACTCCGGATTATCTTGCTGCAAAAATTGCACCTGCTTATGGTAATTGGGGACTTAGTACAAGTGTAACAACAAATACAAATAATGATCAACTTGTTATAAGCACAGTAGTTACAGATCCTTTTGTACTTGCACAAAATTTGATTAATTACATATCAACTGACCCTGTTCTTCTTGCTGCATTCTGTGCACTTAAAACACAATGTGATGGTTGCCAGTGTCTTGCAGCAACAACATTTACTGTAACTGCTGATCTTGTAAATACTGAGTTTAATCTTTCTTGGGCTACAGGTACATCTGTTGGTGAAACACAAACTGTTGCTTACAGAGAAAGTGGGGCTACTACATGGATTACAAATGCAAATATTACACTTGCTAATCCTCAGTTGTATACTGCAACAAGTGCAATAGTTGCAAGCTTGAATACAAATACTGTTTACGAGTTTCAGATAGTGAGCAATTGTGGTACCGGGCCTAATTATAGTGCAATTGTAACAGGAATAATTTATGAACAGCAAACACTTACAGATGGTGTAAATGCTGGTGTAATATCTGTTAATCAAGCATCAATGCCAACTGTAGATATTATAGAGTATGTTTTGACTGATCAAAATAATATCCCAATTGAAAATGTTTCTGCTACAGGTACAAATCCTGTTGCTGTATTTGGAGTACAAGCAAGTGGAACTTATTATGTTGAATTTAGATACGGAACATTAATAAACGGAGTAACTTTGTACAGTGATGACCCATCTCAACATACTACAGTATAT